CTGGCCCGGGTTGGTGTCGATGCCCTGCTTGGCGAACAACTCGTTGAAGTAGTCGGTCAGGCGTTGCGGGATGATCGCTTCGGCTGGATCGAGCCAGTAGGCCTTGTTCTTCCACCAACTGAAAAAGAAGAACTTCCAGTCCAGCTTACCGAGCGACGTGCCTGACAGCAGCTGCTTCTCTGCGCTCTGCGAGTAGTCGAAGAAGTAGCCCGCCCGCCCCTCCGCCGTCGATTCAATCGTGACGAAACAATCGGTGGCCACTGCCTCAAACGCACCGGTGACGATCTCACGCGCCTTGTGCGGAAACTTGGCGCAGATCTTCCCGAACTCGGAGACGTGCAGGTAACGCAGCGTGCCGCCCCGGAACGAGGTACTGACGTAGAGGGATCCGCCTTTGCTGAATACCAGTTCACCGGCTGCGTCGTTGCTCGCAGGATTCGCGGCTCGGATCTCTTTGGGCAGGTTGTCGTAGGCGTACTTCACCTTTTCCCGGAACAGCCGCTTGGCGTCGTTCAGAGTGTGGGCAATCAGCGCGCACTTGGCCGACTCGAACAGAGCGGCGTCGAGCTGGATGATGCAGCACTCAGTGGTGAAGCCGAGCTGACGAGCCTTCAGGATGATGTTGCGGGTGTGCATCCCATCGAAGTACTCAATCTGCTCGTCCGTCATCCGGAAGCGGACTTTCTTGCCCTGCTTGTCGGTGATGAAATAGAGATTGTTCAGCCTCCAACGCTTATCCCGGAGCAGCTTCATGTGCTCGGGCTTCATGTCAGGCGTCCTTCGATAGTTCGTCCATCATCGCGGCCAGGGTGTCGACTGTCTTGTCGCCCTCTTCCATGTCGAGGTTGTAGGCCTGGCGTTCGCCCTTGATCACTTTGAGCTGAGCGTCGACGCCAGCGTTAAGCGATCGGGAGAAGTCGCCGATGTTGTCTTCGGTCACTTCGATGTCTTGCAGCGCATCTCGCAGCTTGTTCGAGATGGATCGCCACTGCGCCAAATCCACACGGTGAGCCAGCACAACGGAAGCCGCCTCTGTAGCAGCCTCTTCGACAATCTGCGCATCTTCACGCACATCACACTGCGTGACGTCACTGCGTGAAACTTCGCGTGAAAGCTTTTCTTTCGTTGCGGTGCGTACCTGCTCAGTGAGGTCACGCAACCAGCCATGCTTCTTTGCTCTGCTGCGTATCGTGCCTTCGTTAGTATCGAACTTATCAGCGATGGCACGCAGGGAAAGCAATCCAGCCCGGTAGGCTCGTTCGATCGCCTCCCAGTCGGGTTGCTTGGTTGTCATAAAATGTCTCAAGTAAGCCTAAAGGCGGGATTGAAATAGTGGCGGATTGCCGGTATTGGTGAGGATCAACTCAAACCAAGGAAGTTAAAATGTCGGATGTGTTTTCTGAAGTAGTCAAGAACAACTCCTCCAGTGTCAGCCAGGCTAAGCGCGCGGTCGCCGTGGCGGCAGCACTTGAGCTGATCAAAACTTATGCGAGCAGCACCCACCCAAAGTTCAGCCTAACTGAGCAGATGAAATTACTCTCTTCGCATGCGGATCAGATCCAAGACGCACTGAAAGTGAAGTGATTTACCCGTGCCGCACTCACCTGCGGCACACCTACCCTTCCCCACCGTCCAGCAGCACATCAATCAGCTTCTGCTCACCCAGGCGCATTGCACCCAAGCACTGCAAATCGTCGCACTTGGGACCAAGCCCGAACACCGTCACTTCGCCTTTCGGCCCCATGAGGGTCAGCGCTCCAACAGTGCATTCGGGATGCACGCCAGCATCGAGGTCATCTGCGATCTTGCGCAGGGTCTTGGCAGCGTCGCGCCATCCTTCCCGCCTGAAATCAATCAGCTTGGCAGTCATAAACTCACCTTCTGCAGCCATTCTTCGATGATGCGCTTCACTACTGGCTCGGTGAGGATGGTGGATGGTTGCTTACCGTCGATCACTGACTGGATCAGCGCGCGCGGGATGACATGGGCGCCGTCACTGGCTACCACCATCAAGTGCGGGCGCTGGTCGGCAATATCATGGATTTCTGCTGTCATGCTCACTCCGTGTCGCGACACAATTTGCACTCTCGCGAAACGTGTCGCGACCTACTTGCTCTGACTGCGCTTGATCTGCGCGTCCACCTGGTCTGCGCAGGTGTCGAGCAGGTTGATGGCTTGGTTCTTCAGCTCCCACAGCTGGCCGTTGTCGGCGAGATCTTCATCGACTACCCGCTCACATGGCACCAACTCAGGGGGCTCGACTCTTACTGCCGCTGTCTTTGTTACCAGTGGCGGCTTTCCCGCGCAGGCCGTCAGGCAGAGGCTGAGCAGCCCAATCACGAACAGGCTTGCTGTTGCGCTTGAGTTCTTCAAAGTTCTTCTCCGCCTTTTTGGCTTTGGCCTGACTGGCCTGTAACCGCTTGTTCAGGTCTTTCTGGTAATCGGCGTTACGCTGGGCTTCGGCGCGCAGCGTGGTGATCGTGGCTTGGCTTTCGAGGTTGGCGTCCACCGCCTTCTTCTTCTCGCTGGCTTCGAATGCCACCTCCCCGCGAAGGGCGATGACGCGCGACTGCTGGATCCCAATGAGGAGCAGGCCGACCAGGGCAATGATGATTGCAGCAGCGAAGGCCTTCATGCGGCATCCGCCTTGCGACCGAGGAATCGGGTCACCAGTTCGCGTATGGCTGTCACGCCAAGAAAGCCGATCGTGCCACCGGCAGCGACCGACAAACTGGAAGGCCAGGCCATCCACTCAATAAGGCTCGACGCGACCAAGCTCAGCGATCCACAGATCAGCGCCTCGAACACAATTCTGCGCTTACTGGTTTCCTTCGCGTCGTACATGACTCGAAGCAACGATACGGTGATGGACATGATCACGCCCTGCCAGAGCGGATTGCTCAACGCCAGCCAGATCTTGGCCCATGTGTCTGGCTTGTCAGGCATGGTAGGCATCCGGGTTGCCTCCCCCATGGGGAGATTGATAAATCCGGCGTCCGCTGCACTCCCAGCTCGGGGCAATGGGTGTGGGGAGCCGAAAACTAAAAAGCCCCTGCGAATGCAGAGGCCCTGAATAGGTGCGCGGCGACCGAAACCCGGCAGCGCATAAGCAAAAAGCCCCGCACATTGCGAGGCTTTGAGGTGGTCGTGCGCTGGAGGTAAGTTGCGCAGTGTGGAAAAAGTACATCAAATCCCCCACCATAGCAATACCTTTATGCCGCATCCTCTGATTTTTCTGTGTGAATAACCTGCCACACTGGCTCTTGTGCTTGAATATCCACTTCCTCAATGGCCTTTCGCAGGAAATTCCAGATGTCGAACCAGTCGCGATCCCAGTGCTTGGGCTGGATAGCGATCCCGTAGAGCTTCATCATGGCGTCAGACACTCTAGCCGGCCCCCACGCATCACCGCCGTTTGCCTCGGCCTTGTAGGACTGCAGGGCACAGGTGATCAGGCAGTGCACCTTCGCCGCCTTGGCATCGGTGAGCGCACTGAAGTCAGTATCCGACCAGATCAGCTTCTCGGCGTTGAGCATGTGAACGACAGTCATGCAGGGGTGGTAAAGGTAGTGCCCCAACTGCTGCACCTGGAAGGGCAACGACTCGATCGCCTTCTGGATCTTTCCCATGGTGACCAGGTGGGCGGCTCGATGTGTCGACCGACCTATTGGCGTTCGGCGCGTCTCCGCAATGTGGATCTTCTGGCGCACAGCCATGATGCGCTCTTCCTTGTCCTCGCCTTGGGCGGCAAAGATGACCTCTCGAAGCGCGGCCTTCTCCTTCCGGACGACAGTCGCGGATTTTGCCCGGTCAGCCGCTGCCGCACTGATTGAGGCGTTCGATTCATGCTGTGCGTCTGTCCACGCTTGACGTGCGTTGATCAATTTCATGCTGCCTGCCCCTTTTTCAGTTCGCGGGTCTTGGCTCGGTAGTCGGCCTTGATGGTTTTGATTTCTTCGACGGTGTACTTGCGGGGCTCATGAGGCCCTTCCAACCAAGCAACGGTTTCGGCGCCGATGCGCAGCACCAACCGGATGCGGTACTCGACCGCGTTACCGGACAGGTTGCGGTTGCACTTCACGCACTGGCGATGAATGTTCAGCGGCTCGAATCGCAGCTCAGGACAGGCGCCGACGGATCGGTAGTGACCAGCGTCCCAGCGGCTGCCGGTCATCAGGTCGTTGTCGTTCGGCATCGAGTCGCAGCTGATGCACGGCAGGTGCGCGTCACGCAGGCGGACGTACTCGTTGACCGCTGTCTGGGCTTCGCGCAGGTGATCCGCCCTGGTCTTCAGCTTTTCCTTGCGAACCTTGATCTCGCGGCGACCAATCTGGGCCAACGCCTTGCCGGCCTTCGCCTGATTGACGTCCTTGATGGCCAGACCGCACTTGTACCCACATACCGCCTGCCCGAGGCGCTGCGGGACGAATGAGTCCCCGCACGCTGGGTTCTTGCACTTCTTCGGCTTGGGCGCCTTCGTTTCCTTGATGGCTACGCGCATCAGTAGCGCCCTCCCCACTTGTCCTGCTCCGTCCAGCGGACGTCATGCTCGGCGCCGAAGGCATGCATCAGCTCGAATAGATCGCTGAACCACTTCTGCGACTGCTTGCGGGTCGATACGGCCATCACGACGAAGCCACCGTCGAGGCCTGGCTCTGCGCGCTGCTTCTCCAGCGAGGCACTGAAAAGGCACTTCCAGTCCTCACTGGTCAGTTTCTTGCCGTGCCAGATCACTTGCTCGGATACGTCTTTGAGCATTGCCCACATCTTGCGATTGCAGATGTCCGGACGTTTCTCGTCCTTGATGACCACGATCTTGGGTTTGGTGAAGTCGGTGGCGTGCAGTACGCCCATGAGGCGGCTGATGTCGCGCTGGCTGCGGATTGGGAACTCGTTCATGGCTCCTCCCGCTCGATCATGGATCGCAGGTCGCGATCGAGGTCATGCACGGGCACCCAGTCGTGGCCGATGTTCATTTGCACCGCCACAAAATCATTGCTCGACTGATCGCACTTCTTGCGTAGCCAGGTGTAGAGAACGTGGGTTTCGGTCATGGACTGCTTGTCCTCGTTCAAGCGATCGCAACGAAGGCGCAGAGCTTCGTTCTCTGCCAGCAGCTCCAGAGCCACCTCCTCCATGGTCTTCTCCCCGAGGAATTCCTGCAGCGCCTCGGTGTTGCGCTTCCAGTCTGCGCAGTCGGCTCGGAATGACGCGGCTTCGGCCCACAGCAGCTTCTGGAGTTTTTGTTTGTCGATGGTCATGTCAGAAACCCTCCTTGCCGCGCTGAGATTCCCAGTCGAACGGGACCACGATCATTCCGCCCTCGCGCAGACGGTCGACGCAGCGGTCCCCCATGGCGGCCGGCAACTGGCTGGCTTCGAGGTTGGAGATCACCACCGTCGGGCGCTCCTGCTCGTACCGGCCATTGATGATTGCGAACAGGGTCGTCAGCTCGAAGTCGCTTGGCTGCTCCTTGCTCACGCCAACCTCGTCCAGCACCAGCAGATCAGGATCAATCAGGCTCGACAGAATCTCGGCCTCGCTACGTTCGCTGTGCTTGTCGTACGTGGAGCGAATCGCCTGAAGGATTGCGCCGACAGTGCGGTACACGGCCGTGCGCGACGTGTTGTGCAGCAGCTCGTTGGCCATGCCAGCGCCGAGGTGCGTTTTCCCGGTGCCGGGCTTACCGATCATCACCATGCAGCGACCGGTCTTCAGGATCTCGTCGAAGATCTGCACGTAGTGCTGGCAGAACCGGAGGGCTTTGCGCTGTCCTTCGTTCTCGGCCTGGTAGTTGCCCAGGGTGCGAGTGGTGAACCGTTTCGGGATCAGCGCGTCACCCAGCTTGCGAGCAAGGGACATGCGCAGCTCCATCGCCTTGTTGGCCTGCTCAGCAGCTTCGGATTTCTCTCGGGCGATACGGCTGCACTCAGGGCAATTACTTCTGAGTTCCCGGCCCAGTACGGCAAAGACCTTCTGCTCGTAGGCGCCGTGGGTTTCGCACTCAGCAGGCTGGATGCGAGTACCCGGCGGCAGTTCTGGAGTTGCTTGGACTGGCTCAGAGCGCATAGCTGCCGTCCTCCCGCATCTTCAGGCCCGACGTGTAATCGCGATCGGCGAAGCCGGTGTGGCGGGATTGCGGGAACGGGTGCACGTTGCTGGCTACTTTCACCTCGTCTTCCCAGCGCTTGCCGTTAAGCCATGTCGCCGGGTGGGGAATGAACTGCCCGGCGTCCTTCACCCATGCCTCGCAAACCACTTGCGCAGCCAGGCCTTCGGCAATTTGACCGAACAGGTCAGCAGTGACCTTGAGCTTCTTCCAGGCTTTCTCAGCTGCGGCCTTACCCTTCTTGTTCGGGTAAAGCTTCCAGAACTTCGGGAAAAGGTCGTCGCTCGGCGAAGTCGGCAATGCCGAAGGCGTTGACGCGTTGAGGGGATCAGCAATCAGGGATCCGGAATCAGGAATCAGAGAATCAGCCGGAGCGCTACCGAGAATGGCAGAAGTACTTCCGCCAAAATCGGTAGTGATACAACCCTCTGATGCAGAAGGGATAACTGACTCCGGTTCATTACGATGCGGGTTCTGATGTTTGTCGAAGTTCTCAACCTGGATGTACCGCTTCAGACCGACTGAGTACCGAACGATGAAGCCTTCGCTTGCGAGGAACCTCAAAAGCCCCTCGACATCCAGCCCGTCGCGGTACGGGAAAAGCTCTCCCTTGATTCGCATAGGGCGATCTTCCAGACGGCCAGCCTTGTCAGCCAGCAGCCACAATCCTTCGAAAAGAAGCGTTGCCATCGGATCAGCGACGCCAAGGATTTCATTCTTGAACAATGCCGGTTTGATGTTACGTGCGCGGGCCATTACTGGTTCACCTCTGCGGCGTAGGCTTCGATCAGAGCGCGCGCAGTGCTCACGATCTGGTCGAGCGCCTCGCTTGGGTTCGTAGCCGCCCTGTAGAAAAGGTCTGCGATTTCGCCCTCATCGAGCGTGTTAACTGCGATAGCTGCGTAGTTGCAGAAATTTGTGAGGCCCGAGGCGCTTACTTGGAACAGCCAGCCGGTGTACATGTCATCACGGTAGATTCGATCGAAGATCCGAGCGTAAGCAACGGATGAGAACCACTTGGCCTGTTCTTCGGCAGCAGTCATAGGATCTTTCGGATGAGATTGAGGCGCCCCGAAGACCTGATCCAGCATGGATTCGACGCGGCGAGATTTACTTTCTCTCGCCTCAGCCAGGTAGGCGGGGCAGTCACCTTTGAAGTTTTCGCTGATGAACTGAAAAACATCGTCGTACTCGACACCCACGAACCATTCACGCCCGTGAACGGCCTCGCCTCGGCTCTCGCAGAATGCAATCAATGCGTTCTCTGCGGCGCCAGAGTCAGCCAAGACCCCAGACTCCACAGATCGAATCAACTGCGCGTTGCGCATTGAAGAGGCGCCGGCGTGGGACGCGATACGCGTCTTTGGATCTTTACCTCGACCTACCTTCAGCCAGCCGTCAGAGAACAAGACCGCATAGACCTTGCCTTCCCGAAATCGCGACACGTTTTCACCGTTGCCAAATTGTGTCGCGACACTGGCCGGGGTATTGATCGTTTGGATTGATTGGTGCATGATTTGCTCCACAACGCGTTTTAAGAGAGCCGGGTCACTACCCCGGCTTTTTTTTCGTCTCGAATTTGGCAGAGGCCCTCTGGATTACCCTTAAGAGTCCCTGCCAGAGGCCCTCATTGGGGTCACCAGATGAAGCACCTTGGCCTTCCTTCGCCCGACTACTGAAAGCGCACCACTCGCCACAGCCGCTTCGAACATTTCGTTCATCGCCCTGCTGAAGCTCCAACCGTTGGCGCGCATCAACTCCTCTACCTTCTGCCGCGTATCAGGCGGCAACTTCCCGAGTTCAACGGTCATTTGGCCCTCCAAAGGGGCTTCAGCCCGCGATATCTTCTTGTTTGTCCTGCATCAGTTCCTCGATCACACCATTGGCCACAGCCCACTCGATGATTTCGTACAGATAGGTCGCATGCTGCATGCGGGTCTTCGTGGCGGCTTTGCGCAGAATCCGGTCAAGCACTGGTTCAAATCGAACCTTCACCGGGATGGCGCGCTTTTGGTTGGGATCCATGTACATGCTTCGATGCTCCTGGCTGTTGAAATTGGTTATGCGGCGGATTTCTGGGACGGGAACGGACGCTGCTCTTGCGCCGACAAGCTGCCGTCGTCTTCGAGGGTCACGTACACATCACGGCCTACGCGGATCGCCTTGCTGAGGGCGCCCTGCGTACAGCCGAGCAGCTGCGCGGCCTTTGTATGGCCGTGTTCTTTGGCAAATTCGGTGAGTGGGATTCGGCGCATTGCGGCGTCCTCTGCGTAGATTTCGCCACAAGTATGACCGCCGGTATTGTTAACAGTCAATACCGGCGATATTGGTTAAGTAAATACCGTGGGTAATAACATCACTCCATGAAAAAAGACTCCCGACGGCTTCCGTTATCTGACTGGCAGCTGCAAGACAGCGCTCGTCTGAAATCCCTCTTCCAGGCAAAGCGCGGGGAGCTGAAGCTCACCCAAGAAAAACTCGCCGCAGAACTCGGTGACGGCGTTACCCAAGGAGCCGTGAGCCATTTTATGAATGGGCGCACCGCGCTGAGCGTCAACGCTGCTGTGGTTTTTGCGAAAGCGCTGCAGGTCCCCGTATCCGATATCAGTCCGACGCTGGCGGCGCAGATTGAAAAAATGGCGGCGTCTCTCCCTGATACGCGCCCCTCTCACCTTGAGACTGACGACGAACGTGTCCCGCCACGGAGTTTCGATCTCCGAAATGAGCCGGGCTACACAGGGGTACTGCAACTCACTGCGCGCGGCTCAACCGGCGATGGCGACGACAATCCTCACGTAGAGATTCGCGGCGTCATGGCGTTCAAGTCGTCCTGGCTTCGGGCGAACAACCTGAACCAGCGTCACTTGGACGTCATCTATGCGAACGGACACAGCATGGAGCCGACAATCAACGATGGCGACGTCCTGCTGGTGGATGAGTCGAAGATCGAGCCGAAAGACGGCCAAATCTTCGCCATGCAGAGCGCCACGAAAGGAACAATCGTGAAGCGCCTGGTGAAGTCAGACATCGAGGGTTGGATCATCCGAAGCGATAACTCGAATAAGGGGCGCTACGGCGACGAGATTTTGCGAGACGGTGAAATAAACGAAGTGCGGATCATAGGTCGCGTCGTTTGGCGCGGCGGGATGCTATAACACTTACCTATAAATCAGGATCACTGAGAGCTGCTGAAGGGCTAGGACTTCGTGTACCTGCTTGATTTGAATGGAATCGGTGAAGAGAGTCAAAAAATGTCAACAAAACGCAGTGGTCACAAATCTAAAACCGCGCAAAATCCAATCCCTAGCGACCGAAAAGAGCTAAAGGTAACGTCGCAGCAGTTGGTGGATTATTTAAACCAAATTAACGAATCGGCGAAATGCTCTTTTTGTGGAGTGGGTGAATACGGAGTTCCATCTGACCCTACCGGCAACGTAGCATCTATCGTGGCAACCCCTACGCCCCACCTACAGGGAATGGGTGTATGGCTTTACACTGCTGTCTGCGGGAACTGCTCTCATGTGATTTTCTTTCACGCGCCTGGCATTTCAAAAAAAATAATCAAGGACTGATATGCGATGGCATCAGTTATAGAAATTGGGCGAGAATCGTATTCGCCAGTGACCGCCAAGAATCGTACCACTGCTCCGGCCACTCTCCCGCAGCAACGATTGGGAACTACTCAGCTGACATCGTTTGATGGCGAAACCGTCGATGAACTTTATTTCTTTGCTAGAGTCCCCAATATAGAGGTTAACGTTCAAGCCATGGTGGAGCTCCATTTCCACGGCTATGCGGAACCCCGGAGGGCCATAGAAATGAGAAGGCTTTTTGATGTAACCCTACACGACGTCGCCGTAATGGTGGGGCTCGGTTGCTTCGCCGGCTCAGCAGCCAGCGTGGTATGGGGGCTTGCCTCGGCTTCTCCAGCACCAACTGCACTCATTATTCCTGTAGCAGCTGCTGGATTTGCTTGGGGAAGATTCGTATCGGTCCGATCAGATAGGCACAGCCATGCCACCAATAGCTGATTGTGTGGCGTGGTATTTTAACCATCTGACCTTGCTCACAACGTTGACAGGTATTTTTGCTTTTATCGTCGCCTTAGTGGTGGATAAGGACGAAAAAGGTTTTTCCAATCAAACGATTGCAAGAGCCGCTACGTGGTGCCCAGTGCCAAACGGCATAGCTTTTCTTGTCTGTTCGGCTGACACTTCTTATGTCGCCAAGATCACGGATCCTACAACTGCTTTTTTTATGGGCGGACTCGCAATTATCTACGTCTTTTTATGTGATCTGAAAGTTATCTGGAAAGAGAGAGGAGCCAAGGCTGCCTGACAAAACCTTCCGAACAGCACAGAGCCCGGCCTAGCGCCGGGCTTCTTGTTGCTGCCCTCCCCTGAGCCGATCCGCAGCCCGCCAATGAGCGGGCTTTTTCATGCCTTTTGAAAAATACATGACCGGCGGTATTGACCGCTCACAATACCGGAGGTATTGTTCATCCATCGCAGCGACACACAGCCACTGCGAAGGGCCTCAACAGACCCGCCGCTCTTTAACAACCAGCGCCATGAACGACTACCCGGCCAGTCCGGTTAGGTCACTCCCGGCTCCATCGGTGGGAGGTCAGTAAA